CATCTACTGCCACGACGACGTGGACCTTGCTCGCCTTGTGGGTGCCTTCCCTGAAGTGCCCGCCGACGAGGTGGCAAGCCTCAGCGCCTTGATTGAGTCGAGCGACAAGATTGAGTTCGCCCAAATCATTCCAAGCACCGCCACCGTCCGCGACCACGAATACATGGTCGACAACGGGTGGTTCACTGACGAAATCTAAAACCCTTAGACATGAACTTTCTTCTCAACAACTGGGCCGAGTTGGCCCTTGCCCTCTTGGGAGCCCTTGGCACCTACACCGCCCTCACCGAGTCCACCAAGGACGACAAGGTGGTGGACGTACTGAAACGAATTGTGAACGCCATCGTCTTGGGCCGTTCTCGTAAATCCAACAAGAAGTGAAGGACTACAACTTGTTTGGCCGGACGTCGGCCGTAGCCTCTGACGGCTTTGTGACCGTGAACGGCTACATCTACAACGCGACAGGCGTCGACTTTGACATCGAAGTTGTGCCCTATGGCACGGAGTACGCCGCCCCTTTGGTGACAAGCTCCGCGCCCAATCAAGTCCCCGGGATTACAAGTGGGACTCCGGCAACAATAACGGCAAGCCAAACCGTGACCGGGCGCACCGCCACAACCATCACAGGTGAAGGTAGCGGCGCGACGTTCACGTATTCAAGCGACGGGAGTGGCGTCATCACAAGCATTGTCGCAGACGCGGCTGGGACGGGCTACTTGGACAACGACCACTTGAGCATCACGACAACGTCGGCTCATGGCTCGCAGACCATCAAGTTTCGACTTGTGACAGGAAGCAACGAGGCCCAGGTGGGCATGACGTTCGTACACGACCAAAAGGGGCCGCTTCCTTTTCAGGTGCGCGAATACAAGAACACCACAACCAACGCTCGACAAGTATTTTTCTTGCGTGAAAGGTCGTGACCAACTATGAGGCCATTTTGGAGGAGTTCGCAAGGGAAACAACCCTCGCCGCCAAACGCGAGTTGGGTTCGCGACGCATTGGTCGGAATCGCTCGTATGGTGTTGCGACGCGCAAGCTCCAAAGGTCTCTCACGTTTAGTTTTCAAGGCTCTCGCCTTGCGTTCGGTTCTCCGGTTCCTTACGCCGGTTTTGTTCATTGGGGCGTTAACGGCACCAATCGTTCGCACGGTTCGCCGTATTCGTACACGACGAAGCAACCGCCCACCGACGTCATCATGCAATGGATGCGAACCAAGCCAGTGCGACTGCAAAAAAAGGGAGGCAAGGGCTTCGCGCGTCAAACGCCGTCGGCGCTCAAATCAGCGGCGTACCTCATCGCGCGGGCAATCAAGAGGAACGGCGTCCCGGGGGTAAAATACTGGACCGAAGCATACGAGACAATGTGGCCGCGCTACGCCCAAAAGATAGCGGAAGCAAAAGCCGAAGACGTGGCCCTTGAGATAGCGGCCAACATTGGAGGCATAACCATCAAAGCCAAGTAAGACATGGCCGTTGCCCTTACATCGGAGCCGGTTGACGACCTCAACCTCTGCAACCAACACCTCATCTACGTCATGAACGACACGGTCACGACTCCGGACCGTTACATCGTGCAGGTATTTGAAGGCGAAAGCACCTCATCACAAGGGCCGGAGATAGCCAAGGTCTACATCACGCCGAACGAACAAAACCGAGGCGTCTTCGACTTGGGCGACATCGTAAGCAACCGCCTGTTGCCCCCTGCTACCGTGTCATTTCAAGGCCAAGACCGCTTTGTTATGACAGGGCACAACCAAAACGAGCGTGCAGAGTCAACCGACAGAACTGTCAAAAAGTACACGCTTCGCTTTGGTGGCATCTACAACGGCCTTGAAGACCTAGACGACGACTCGGCCGTCAAGTTTTTGGTGGGCGGCTCTTGGCAATTAAAGGACGGCAAGCACCCAAGCTTCGCGGACTATTATGCCGACTCGTTGTCAAACACCGCCAAGCTCTGGTACACCGACCTGCCCAACAATTCGCAGGTCATCGAGCGCCACATGGCCGACGAGGACGAAGGGCGCGTGAGCATTGTCATGGGCTATTACTTAGGTATCAGTAGCTACCTTCTACGGGTGACGGTGCAGGCGTTCCAAGCCGATGGCACAAGCATCCACACCGAGACGTTGACACTTGCAAATTCTACGACTTACCGGTTGAACCAATACTGGATTCCATGCGGACCGGTCAACGTGAAGGCGTTGTTCGGTTCGGATTGGTCGGACGACTGGGACTACATCGAGTTAATCCCACGAGCGTACAACAACGCGCAGGTGGGGGCCAAGTACGTCATCCGAAAGGACTGCCGACCCGTCAAACACCAGCCCGTCCAACTCGCATGGACCAACAGCGTCGGAGGGTGGGACGGCTTGCGCTTTGATGCACGCGCACCAAAGACCATCACCAAGAACGAGAAGCGGTTCCGCAAGGACCCCGTCACTTGGCAAAGCACCGCCCCAACTTGGAACACTTGGGACCGTGAAAACACGACCTTCCACAACGAGGGCAAGATTCGGTTCACCTTGACCCACGACCAATTCAACGCGGAGGAGCGTGCCCTTTTGGAATTTTGCATGAGGTCGCGCTTGGTTTACTACCGATACGGCACCGACGCTTGGGCTCCGTGCGTGGTCGACACCAACTCCCTCGTCATCGAACCGGCGGGGTCTAAAATGTACCGGGTATCCCTTGCGATTGAAGACGCAAACCCGGTCCGATGCTGAGGCTTAACGTTTCCGACGTTGACCTCGACCTCTACCAAGACGAGGCGGTCAACCTCACGGTCCAGTTCTCCGACCTTGAGGGCATCAACAGCCCGGTCGGTTCGTTCTCGCAAACCTTCAGGGTGCCGGGTACGGCCAAGAACATGGACGTCTTTGGGCCGGTCGACATGAGCGACCCGGGCGGCGTCAACCTCAAGACCAAGAAAGCGGCCGAACTCTTTTCGGGTTCGGTGTCTATCCTTCGGGGGTTTGTGCAGGTCAAAGCCGTCTACCTCCAAAAGAAAGAGTACGCCGACATCGAGCTCGTGTTTTTTGCGGGTGCGGTGGACCTAAAGGCCGCCGTTGGTGACTTGCTCTTGTCCGACCTCAACTTGAGCACGCACGACCACATCCTCAACGCTCAAAACATCCAAGCCAGTTTTGGCTCGTCAGGCATTGCCCCGGAGATACGTTACGGCCTCATCGATAAAGGCTTCAACTGGAGCGACACCAACCCTCCGTGGTCTTCAACCGACGGCCTTGAGCAGGGCGAGTTTACCCCGTTTATTCAAGCCAAGGTTTTGTTTGACGCCATCATGGCCGGGGCCGGATATACCTACGACAGCACGTTCTTCGACACGACCGGAGAGGGCAACTTTGACCGCGTCTATTTGCCTTGCTACAACGGGGCAATTTCACCAGAGAGCGAAGGCGACGAGGACAACACAATCCACGTCGGCTTGGGTGCGGACATTACGGGCCCGACATCTATTGCCGTGTTGCCGTTGCTCGACACCATCGACAACGCCCGCGACGCTTCGGAAAATTGGGAGAACGCGGCCAACTTTCGTTATACGGCACCATTCACGGGCCTCTATTCAATGCGCATTCAAGTACCTCACACCATCACAGGTACACACAAGTTGGAGGTGTGGGTTTACAAGAACGGGGCTGAATATCAAAAAATCATTGACATCAACAGCCAAGCCGCCACCGGCTCGGTTGAGTGGGTTTACGACGGGGACGGAACAGGCTTCCCAAATGGAGGGCCGGCTTTGTTGTTGCAAACGGGCGACACGTTGTCCATCCGTTACAAGCTACACAGCGCAAACGTGAAAATCTTTGGGGACATTCCAAGCACAAGCACCAGCGACGTCACGAGCTACTACAACACCAACCTCGAAATCTTCAACGTCGTCGAGTTAAGTGGGCAAGACGTGACCATATCGGACAACCTGCCCGAAATGAAGCAAATCGACTTTGTGTTGGGGCTTCAGAAAATGTTCAACCTCGTGTTCGTGCCGGACAAAAACCGAGAGAACCACCTCCTCATCGAGCCGTACATCGATTACATGACAGGAGGCACGGACAAAGCGTGGAACGACCTCATCGACTACGACCACGACATCACCCTCAAGCCTACCTCGGACGTTCAAGCCAAGCGATACGAGTGGACGCAAACACCGGGACAGGACTTCGTGGCGACGGCCGTCCAAGAGCAACGTGGGCGCGTGTATGGACGCTACCAAGTCCTCGAACCGGACAACGACTTTGCCACCGGCGACAAGGTCATCGAGGCACCCTTTGCGCCTTACATCGTGAGCCTCATCCCGGGCACCCCGTTCCAAATCTACCGGAGCATCAACGCAAGCGGCCAACGCATCGAGAACCCAAAGCCCATGCTCGCCTACTACGGTGGGCTGACGGACAACTTCGGGGAATACTACGTCAAGGCCGACGACGGCACCACAGGAAGCGCGGCAACCCTTTTCCCGTACTTCTCGCCGTTTGCTACCGACCAACCCGCCCTCGCCGACAATCAACTGCAATACGGCATTGAGCGGCCCTTCGTGCCCATGGCTACGCCGCCCGTCAACACGCTATTCGTCAAATATTGGTCGCAGTACGTGACCGAGTTGTACAGCGAGGAAGCCCGAATCATGACGCTACACGTGAAGCTCGACCGCGTGGAGTTGGCCGACTTTGAGTTCTCCGACAAAATTTGGATGCGTGGGGCGCGGTGGCGCGTGCTGAAAATGAGCTACGACGCCAACGTCGAGGGATTGGTCAAGGTCGAATGCTTGAAGGTGTTGTCGGACATCGCCTTTTGCGAGGACGTACCCACCAGTCACATCGCCAAGGTGAACTATGTGTTGTTCAATGGCTCATCTTCAGGCTCGCCCGACTACGGCTCACAAGCGTGTTGTGAGGCTTACGGCTACAACTGGGTCAAGAACACCACCGTCATCAATGGCGTGACACCTGTCAACCTCTGCAAGCCGCCCAATTCAGAAATCAACCCAACGTAAGCAAATGCAGAACCCGCGTCATATCATTGAAGCCATCGACCTGCTCGTGGCAACCAAGACACGCAAGCCCGCCATGTGGTGGGTGAAGCCTTTGGACGTCGTGTTGACCGTTGCTTACCTCGGGGCCTTTGGTTGGTTTATCTCTAACGTGGTCAAATGGCTGTAACCAAACAACAAATCATCCTCGAATTTGACGCCGACACGCAAGGCATCAACAAGGGGCTTGAACAGACGGAACAATCCGTTGACGACGTAACGTCGGCCACTTCGGGGCTGACTAATCAGCTCGACAAAATGACGGGCGGGGCCATTAGTGGTTTTCGCAAGTTTGGAGG